GTACATCGCGGTTTTTGTTTCAAACGTGGTTTTGTCTTTACGTTGACGTACCGCGCCCTTCTCAAAAAGCGTTGCTCGTTCCAAGAATAAAGCCTTGGGTATCCATCCGCAAACAGTCATGCGATTTTCATTTGTGTTGACGCTTGCAAAGATGTATCCATCGACGTTGAACTTGGTTTGCGACTGCATGAGGTTGTTCACAAAGTCGAGCCTGGGTGTGACTGTACGGCCCATCGTCTTGATGTCAAATGACAGGCCGCTGATGTGCGCGTCAATGCCACCATCAAAACCGCCGCCTGCTTGCATGAGTGGCAGCCCTAGCGCCAGGTTCAGCATGTTCTGGCCAATGATGCCAATCATTTGCTGCTCTTTGGTTCCGTCGCTGCCATCACCGCGGTTGCCCATGTTGCCTGCCTTGCAGCAAGCGATGGAGGCGTCAACGACTTCGTCAGGGATCTCGACGTTAAACGCCACAGACAATCTCCGGTTTGAAATTTGGCCAGCCTGGGCGCTTGATCGGCAACACGTCTCTGTTCTGCTCCCAGATCTGCCTCATCTCGCAGTAGTGCTGCGTCTGTAGGCGCTCGTCCTCTTCATCCAGGTGGCCGACGATTCCGTATGCCACAAAGATGAACCCAATAACTCCTGCGACTTTCAATGCTTCAATCATTTGCTTTCTCCTTTGGTTGCCATGCTCACTCTCAATCCTGCAATCAACTCCTGTACCCGCTGCTTGTTCTTGGCCATCTGCTCTTCAGTCAGTTTGTGCTCAATCTGCACCACTGGTGGGGCCACATAGCTGTGCCTGCACATCTCCAAAAACTTGGGCAAGGTTGGCGGCTCTTCCGGCAACGTCTCAAGCACCCGCTTGATGGTGGCCGGATTGTTTTGATACCCGCCAAGCTTTTCAGCCCAATGGTTCATCGCATTCACAATCCCAGCGTCAGACCCGTCTGGCAATGTTTGGCCGATCTTCCACATGTTCATCCACCTAGTCCCGTAGTGGCCCTGCATCGTCGCGAATATCTTCTGCACCCAAGAGTCGGGTAGCCTGCGCTGCTGGGGTGATGTCAATTGCTTCTCGTCCATAGTCCTGTTCCTCCAAGTTGCCAAAAATTGCTATGCCTGCTGCCTTCATTGATGCTGCATGGGGTGTCATCTTTTTCTGCTCATCAGTCTTCACCCAATCAGCTTTGAACCCTGCCCATCCACGGGCGCAGCATTCAACCAATGCTTTCTCCAAAGACCAACCCGCTTTGCGTGCTTCGCGCTCAATGCCTTTGATGGCTGATTCAGTGACTGCCGCTTTTTTGCTTTTACGGATTTGTAAAAAGTCAGACCAAGTGCCAGGTTGAACATTGACAGGACACGCGAGTGTCTTCTGTGTCTGTCTTTGTCTCTTCTCTGTCTCTGTCTCTGTCTCTGTCTCTGGTGCATCAGATTGATATCCACTTGATATCATGTTGATATCATCTTGCTCCAGCCAGTGAGACAGCTTGGTAAGTGCTTGATTTACCTTGGTTTCAGAGATTCGCAAGCGAAAAGCTAAACGCCTAGCGTCCGGCAGCTTGCCTTCCTGGTCTTCGTCCTCGCTGGCTATTAGCCATAGGGCTACCAAAACCTTGGACGTGTCACCGTCAAGCTCATGCCAATCAGGGTCTTCTAGGATGTCGCGGTAAAGCTTGATCCAGGGCGGCCGACGGTCTTTGAAATGCTGGAATTTGACCCAGCCTTTTATTCGGTAGGTCATGACGGTACTCCTTGCCCATCATTCCAAAGTTGTGCAAGCTCGTCATTGTTGTCAGTAATGTACAAAGCAATTCTATTTGCTTGCTCCAAACTCAAAACGATATGGCTTTCTTTGCCTGTTTCATCAACTTGATTGACGACAAAATAACCGGCATCACTTATCCAGATGCGTGTTTCATTTGCTTGTTTTAAGATGATCATTACGCACCCGCCTTCGCGTCCTTGAGTTGCTGCCGTAACCGGTCAGTGTTCTCTTGGGCGACGCGCTTTGTGCATTCAACGCAGGCTGCGTTGCTGGTGTACCGCTCGGTGTTGCCGCACTTCTTGCACGGTGCCCCGCGGTACTTTGAGTCTCCCAGGCGGGAGGCTTTCTCTCTTGCTGTGGTCACGTTGCAATCTCCTTGAGTGTTGATGAGATGTCATTCTAAAACCAAAACTCAAGGAGTTGCAACAATTATTTTTAGAACGGGATGTCGTCGTCCATTGCGCTCAAGCCAGACGGGGCTGCCGCGGTAGTTCCAGGTGTTGCTGCTGGCGCTGGTGTTGAGGTTTGTTCACCCTTCGGCGGTAGATCGAGTTGATCCACAGAAAGGCGCAGGCGCGATTTTGTCGTGCCGTCCTTGGCCTGGTATTCCTCATGCTTGAGCGGGCCGCTGACGGTCACGCGCATGCCCTTGGCCAGGTATGGTTGCAGGCTGGTGGCACGCTTGCCCCATAGGGCGCAGTCAATCCACATGGTTTCGGGCTTGTCGCGGGTGCCGGTCTGCACGCCGATTGAAAAGCCGAGCACGTTGTCGCCGTTGTGCTGGCGCAGTTCGGGGTCACGCCCCAGGTTGCCGGTAAAGATTGCGAGGTTCATTGTTGGGGTTCCTTCAAAATGCGAACGCGTACGAGTCCACCGATTTGCTCCGCGTTCACTCGAGCAGTCAGTGTTGAAAATCGTTTGTCATCGATCCGCAGCGCATCGGCCAGGCCATCAAGGCCAGACTTCATACGGGCGATCAGGTTGTCGCGGTCATAGCTGCGACGGTTGGGCGGTACAAATTCAAGCTCCACCAGGAGCGGGCCTTCCATGACTTCAGGCCGCCAGCCACGCAATTGCTCCAGGGCGGTGAGCCAGCAGGCGCTGCGGTAGGCTTTCTTTTCACGGGCCAGTGTTGACCAATGCACACGGGCGTTAGGTGACAGCTTGGACTGTGGCCAGGGCAACGTGAACTCAAGCATGGATCTCGCGCCCGTACACGATGTCATGTGCCGTGATCGCGATGTCCCTTTCCAGGGCCGCGGACAAGACTTTGCGCTGCACCTGGGTTGGAACCAGGCCACTCTTGCGCCAGCGGCTGACAGCAGCAGGATCTCGGCCAATGCTTTTGGCCAGTTTTCGTACGCCGCCGAACATGTCGATGGCCAAATCGACTGGGGTGATGTGTGTTTTTTCCATAGTGTTGCGATGTTGCCACAACATCAACACCCCGTAAACAGTGGGTTTCAGCAGATCAACGTACTCCCACAAGAAATATTTTTCACAAACCTATTGCGTTGTGGATTTGTGTGGGTGTAAGATCTCTACATCGGACGAAAAAACGATACCGCATTCAGCACCGAGCGATGGCTTTCGAGCCTGACAGAGTTAGCTAAATGGCCGTGACGACATTTTGGGAAAGATCCGGAAGCAGGCTTATTAACCCAACGCCTGCACCCTTAAAAATTTTTGACGATGGAGAGAATCATGACAACAGCAATCAACACCAGCCCAGCAACAGCAGACCAACTCGGCACGCTGCTTGCACAGATCGCAACGCTGACCAAGCAAGCCGATGCAATCAAAGACGCGCTCAAGGATGCAGCCAGCAACGGCGGCCCAACAGTTTTTGAAGGCGCATTGTTCAAGGCCACATACGTTGAAGCAAATCGCTCCGTAACCGACTGGAAAAAACTCACCGCTGATCTTGGCGTATCTGCCGACAAAATTGCCGAGTACACCAGCACCACCGCAGTATTCAGCATCAAAACAACCGCACGTTAATTGGAGAACAACATGACACAGCAAATCACTTGGACACCTTACGACGCTTCAGCTTGTGTGGAAGGCTTTGACGGCCTTGACCACGACGAAGCAGAAATTCTGTCAGCCTGGCAGTACCTGGTTGACACCGGCCTCGCTTGGACGCTGCAAGGCTGGTACGGCCGCACAGCAAACGACTTGATCAATGCCGGTTTGATCACAGCACCTTCACAACATTAAGGAGAAATAACATGCACGGACTCAACATCATCAAACGATTAAACCAACAAGAGCAGGCACAAGTTGCCCGCGCACTTGAAGAGGCTCGCAAGTCTCCGATCAATCAACAACTCGATCGCGACTACAAAGAACTTTTGGCACAACGCGAGCGCAACAACGTGCTGGCCGCGGCTAAAGCTTTGGGCAAGATCGAATTTATTCACATCAAGTAAGGGGAAAAATCATGGGAAACAGAGCAGTTATCACGGCATCTCAAAAGCTTGGTCAAGGCGTTGGTATATACCTTCACTGGAACGGCGGCCTTGAGTCGATTCAGGCTTTCCTGGATGTGGCCAAGGCCCGCGGGTTTCGCGATCCATCTGGCGACGAGTCGTATGCAATGGCTCGCTTGTGCGGATTGATTCACGAATTTTTTGGTGTTGATCAGGACACGAGCTTGGGCATTGGAACACTTGATCAACTCGATTGCGACAACTACGACAACGGCGTCTACGTCATTGGCAAAGGTTGGGAAATCATTGACCGATACGGCAAAGGCTCAAAGCCCTGGAGTATTGGCGACGGGCATTTTGTAAAACAAGACGATCAGTACCTGGGCATCGTCGAGCAATTAACTCTTAAAACTGTTGACGCAACATCAACAATCTAGAGTATAATTTCCACAAGCAACCACAAGGAGATACAAAAATGGCAGAGTTCAGCGTACATAATGTCAAGTCAGTCCGAATCAGTGAAGTGCGTGAGCACGACACGTTTGTCACTCGCACAATTGTCATCGAAGACGCCAAAGGTGAGCGGCATGAAGTCACGTTGTTTTGCAACGACGTGGACAACGAAGAGGCGCTGCGGGTGTGGTTATGAGCTACCTCGCAGAAATCGAACATCGTGTGGCAGGCATCCCCTGCCTCATTGGTGTGATCGATTACAGCAGCGTCAAGGGTTCGGGATCGTACAACGCCCCAAGCTCTGACGACTACTACGGTTACACCGAATGCGACTGGGAGATCCTCGACCGACGTGGTCGTCCAGCGCCCTGGCTTGCTCGCAAGATCACAAGCAAGGACGAGGATTCAATCAACGAAGCAATCAGCAATTACATGGAGGATTAAATGGCAACAGAAATCATTGAAATTGAAAGCCGTGAACAATGGCTTGGAGAGCGTGCAAAGGATGTGACCAGTACCGAAGTGTCGGCCCTTTACGGGTTGTCACCGTACCTCACAGAGTTTGAGTTGTTCCACAACAAACGCGACAACGTGATCGTACGCATCGAACCAAACGAGCGCATGCGTTGGGGCAACCGCCTTGAGGCTGCAATTGCTTATGGTGTGGGCGAAGATCAGGGGTGGAACGTCAGCAAGCTAAACGTGTACGCTCGCGATCCAGACGCCCGAATTGGCTCAAGCTTTGACTTTGAGATCAAGTCAAGCAGCGACGGCCCAGGCATTCTTGAAGTCAAGAACGTGGACTGGCTTCAGTACCAGCGAAATTGGATCGACGACGGTGCAGGCAACATCGAAGCGCCGGAACACATCGAGCTTCAGATCCAGCATCAAATGGAAATTTTGGGCTACTCCTGGACTGCGCTTACCGTGCTTGTGGGTGGCAACGAGCAAAAAGTAGTCCTCCGAAATCGCGACAGGGAAATCGGTGCAGACATTCGCCAGCGCGTGAAAGCATTCTGGGAACGTGTTCAGAATAACACAGCCCCATCACCGGACTACACGGCCGACGCCGAGTTCATCATCAAGCAATTGCGTGCCGATGCCGACGAAGGTTTGATTGCCCAGTCAGACGCCAGCCTGGACGAGTTGATCGAGCGGTACTCATTCCTAGCCCGCAGCATCAAGGAGCAGGACGAACTCAAGGACGCCACCAAAGCGCAGATCCTAGAGCGCATTGGCAAAGCCAGCAAAGTTGTGTCGCCACTTGGCACGATCTCATGCGGAGTCACCAAGGATTCGCTTGGCACTCTCATCACGCCCGAAATGTTGGGCACATACGTCGGCGCTCGCAAAGGGTTCCGCAACTTCCGCTTCACACCAAAAAAAGGTTAATCATCATGGCAACAGAACAACGTATTTACAAAGTCACCGGCAACGGCGCGTCACACCTAGTGCAAGCATCAAGCCAGGCCCAGGCGCTGCGTCACATCGCAGGCAAGCTGTACCTGGTCGAGGTGGCCAAGGCCATTGACGTGGCCAATCTCATGGGCAAAGGCGCTACTGTTGAGGTATCATCAACAATCGCAGAGCAATCTGATTTACTCGAAGGAGAGCAAGCATGAGCAACGAACTGACCCCGATGGTCGCATTCCGCGGCACGCTGGAGAAGATGAACAAGGATTTGCACGACGCCCTGCCGCCACAGATCCCTGTTGAGAAGTTCATTCGCACCACCTTGACCGCGGTGCAGATGCAGCCAGATCTACTGGGCGCGGATCGCAAGAGCCTGCTAGGTTCAACAATGCGTGCTGCCCAGGACGGTTTGCTGTGCGACGGCCGCGAGGCTGCGCTGGTGATCTTCAACACCAAAGAAGGCAAGAAGGTTCAGTACATGCCAATGGTCGGCGGCATCTTAAAGAAGATCCGCAACAGTGGCGAGTTGGCCAGCATCAGCGCCCAGGTGGTGTACGACAAAGACCACTTTGAGTATGAGCTAGGCGACAACGAATCGATCACGCACAAGCCATTCCTGGGCGAAGAGCGCGGCAAGCAGATCGCTGTGTACGCCGTGGCCAAGACCAAGGACGGCGCAATCTATCGCGAGGTCATGAGCGTGGCCGATGTCGAGAAGGTTCGCGCTGCCAGTCGTGCCGGTAAGTTTGGCCCGTGGGTTGATTGGTGGGACGAGATGGCCAAGAAGACGGTGATTCGTCGCATGGCCAAACGCCTGCCATCCAGCGCCGACCTGGATTCAGTCTTGCAAGCTGACAACGAGGCATCAGGATTCACTCAAATCGAGCGCAGAGAGCCTGTAAACATCACGCCGATACCAGAGGAGCAAGTCGCGCCTTTGAGCCGCCTGAAGGGTTCTATTGCGTCTCGCGCTGGTGAAGTAATTGAACCATCAACTGGAGAAATTATTGAGGAGGGCCAACATGTCGCAGCTACTGACGCCGAAGGAACTGTGTGACCGATGGAAAATTGCCGACAACACCCTGCGAAAGTGGCGAGTTGCAAACACCGGCCCCAACTACATCAAGCTGGGCGAAAGCCGTAATTCAGAAGTCCGCTACCGCTTGGCAGATGTCGAAGCTTTTGAAAGAACCAACCGGTTCGTAACTGAAAACTGACCGGCAAAGAAAAGCCCCCAGGTATTTAATCTGGGGGCAATTTCCCGTGAGGGACAGGCAACGTGCTTGGAGAAGCAGGGTTATTTTACCCCTGCTTTTTTTTCGTCGTCTAGTTTTTTGATCCACCCGTTGCAGAGGTTGGCGTACTCGGCCGCTCGGTCTGCGTCTCTGGCGAACTCAAGAAGAAAGTCCGTAGCCTCTGCTGAAAGTCGGCCGGTGGTGGGCTGACGTAAAGCGAGGCCGGAGCCTGCGGGGGTGGCGGGCACGGTGCAACTACTACCTTCCCTGTATCCTGGGTCGCGCAACCCGCCAAGCTCGCGAGCAAGGCGACGATTGTCAGAGAGTGCAGCGTCCAGCTTTTGGCGATTCTGTGCATGTGATACCTCCAGCGTTTTTGCGATTTCATTGTTTTTGCGCTCGGCCGTGATCGCTCGGTCGGTTGCTTCCTGTAATACTTTGACCGCCTCGGCCTTTTGGCGGGCCACAGCAGCGTCGTATTTGGCCTGGTAATAGTCAGACGTCACCCACCAGCTTCCAAACGCTCCAAAGAGGATTGCGGCGATCAGTGCCAGGATCTGGTTCTGTAGGTTGATCACTTGCTCAAACCCTCATTCGTGATGACGCGCAGCATGGCGTTTACGATGGGCAAGCCCACGGCCATAGCAACCCAGAACTCCTGGGCCATGTAAGGTTTGAGTAAGCCGGTGGTTGCTTCGAGCGCCATCAGCGCAGCAGCGCCAGCATTCACCCAGAGCGTCTTTGATTTGTACCAGCGTTTCATGCGGGGTATTGATCCCAGGTTAGTTGAAAGTGCGGGCCGTCGGGAAAGGACTTCCATTGGCCACCCCATTCAATTGAGACTTGTAGCTCAATAGCCGCGGCCTTCATAGCCAGGGCGATCTTGTCGTACAGTGGCCAGTCCCAGCGCACGCTGCCGTTGACATACGCGCCCAGGTCAACAGCATGGCCGGTGATGTGCCGGCTCTTCATAGTTTGACTTGCGCCAGCTTTGACTAGCTGCTCTTGACGCGCAACGGATCGCACGCCCTCGAGCACTGCAAAGTCTACTTCTGTGATTTCAATGGCACGCTTCACTACATCGACCAGGTCTTGATGTACACCAGACAGCCGGTCGATTGATTTTTGTGACAGCTTAAAGGCCATTCACTTGTCCTCTTTGCCTTCCAGTTTTTTAAATATCAGGCCCAACATGTTGTCGGTCTTTGAGAAGCCGTCTTTCATGTCGCGCTTGATCTCGCTCACTGCATCTTTAAAGTCATCGCGTCGAACAAAGTCCTCATGCATTTTGGTGTCCATTTGCTTGAGGTCTTTTTTCAATTCCACAATTGCGTCCCAGATCACTTTCAAGATCCAGCCGCATAATGCGCCAGCAGCAGCGACTGCCCAGTTAAAAATCATTTGATCCATGCTACATCCTTATGACAATGTTAAAACGTATGTAATGGTTTTTTTGCGTCATATTACAGCCCAGCAAAATCAGATTTTTCAAACCCAAATGCGTGAATGGTCGACAAATCCTCAACCTGCTCCCAAATAGGATCGAGTTTGGGGCCATCATAGCCAGGCTGATTGTAGCCTTCTGGATACACCTGCACGTCTTGCTTGCGGAACATCGAACCCTTGAGCTTTGCCATAAATTCTGCGTGCTCCGGCGTTTCGACAACTGCGTCCAAATCCTTGCGGGTATTGATGATTGTTTTAGAAAGTAATGTCATAGCGCTTCTCCATCCAGTTAAAAAGATTGTGTGCATCAGCCCACTGGGCGTGCCCCGACCACGATGCGGCGAACTTTTCTAGTCCTTGCATGTCTTTATGGTAAACAAAATTAGCTACCTTGCGCTTTGCGCGCAGCACCGAATCTTTGCGCAGCAGTTTGTGCGTAGGCCAGATTCGATAGCCAAGAAAGTTGACGCCGCGCTGGGTGGGTGACACCTGCCATTTGCCAATACGCAATTTCAGGTTGGCCATCGACCAATCGTTGATCTGCAAAAAACTGTCCATGAGTGCGTGGCGGTCATCGCCAAGCACTACGATGTCATCCATGTATCGCGCCCAGTGCCTATGCCCAAGATCAAAATGCACAAAGCGATCTGCGGCGTTGCCGTAGACGTTGGCAAAAAGCTGACTGGTTAGGCTTCCAATCGGGATGCCTTTACCCTCTTGCGGAATGATCTCGCGAAGCACGGCCAGCGTTCCGGCGCAGTCGATCTTGCGCTCAATCATCTTGTACAAAATGGCTCGGTCGATGCTGGGGAAGAACTTTGAGTAGTCAGTCTTGAGGAAATATTTGGCTTCGGTGTAGCGCAGTTTGGCTTGAACGAAACGCACGCCAGCGTGAGTGCCCATGCCGGGGCGACAGGCAAATGTCTGCGGCATCAGGCTTCGCTCAAAGATCGGGGCCACCACATTGCACAGCGCGTGCTGCACCAGCCTGTCTTTGAAGTCCAGTGCCGAAATAAGCCTAGCCTTGGGTTCGTAGATGGTGAACTGGCGGTACGCGCCGATGCGATACCCACCATCCAGCAATTCCTCTTGCACGCGCAAAAGGTTTGCTTCGGCGTACTCCTTGAACTCCAGATAGCCAAACGTGCGCTTTTTTCCGCAAGACGTTTTTTCAAGGGCGCTGCGCAAGTTGTCAATGCTGGCAATTTTGCCGATTAGATTTCGATGTTTTTTTGACATAAAAAAGTCGGCCGCGCTTTTGGATTTCCTACTAGGCGCTATACCGAACCGCGTAATGTATTTCCCGAAGGAGGATAGGACTGGCTGACCACACTTTGAATGGTCGGCCTGCCAAGCCGTAGCGTTAGCAGAGCGATAAAGTTGTGATGTCGTCACAGGCGAAGCGCGAACCGATGTTGTTGTTCGAGTTCGACGCAGCGTTGTTCCAGTTCGAGCAGCGAGAACCGGAGTTTGACCCGTTGTTCCAGTTGCCGCCAAGGAGCACCGCATGTTGACCCAGCCTACCCCTGCTTTTGCCTGCGCTTGATCCACGTTCCGATCATTGCCCCAACTTCCGCGAGCAGCACTTGAGCCGTTTGAAGTTGGTGCGCTGTCATAACGCGTATTGAGAGCAGGAATCGCATCCAAAACCGCAGTTGCGCAAGCGCTGCGTCTGCGGTATAAATTTTTGACACTTGATTGCTTTTGCCAGCCTGAAATAATAAATCTGGAACCCCAAGCAGGCATTGCAAAAACATTTCCCGCGCCACGCCATGCTTGCGCGGCATTGACTGCGCAATCGGGTACAGATAAGTAATTACCTGTTCGTACTTTTCGACAATGACCATTTGGTCGTAGCATGTTGTGGCGTCCTTGGTGGGTTCCATTTAGTCAGCGGCTTTCGCCGCCTCAATCAAGTTGCAGGTGGTCACAGGCGAAGCGCGAACCGACGCCGCTGCCCGAGTCCGACGCAGCGTTGCCCCAGCCCGAGCAGCGAGAACCGGAGTCCGACCCGACGTCCCAGCCGCCGCCAAGGACCACCGCATTAGGTGCGTTGTACTCCGAGCCACGGCCTTCGGTGTTGGCGTTCCAGCCGCCCGTGTTGTATGCGCCGCCACGCTCTTGTCCCCAAACCCACAAAACACTCGTGGATTGCATGACACCCCACTTGGAGGTGTAGGCTGCGTTCAGGATGGTAGAGCCTTGGTCAGAGCCGATAGAGGATGCCTCTGTCGTGCCGTACATAGCAGACATGAACTCTTGCTGGGTCGGGCAGCGCTTGCCAAAGGCAGTCGCCATCTCCATAGCCTCAAACCATGTGTAAGATCCGTAAGTGCTTGACCCATTACCGCCAAACATCGTAGGCACTTTTGGAGGGCTGGAGCCGTCTGCCATCGTGACGTTGTATTTGCTTGATCCATTGGTGATTGCGTCAACGCCGGTAAGATAAATGTCAGTCCAAAAACCACCGGCAACAAGTGTCATGCCTCGCGGATCAGAGCAAGCTGGTCTGAATTTCAAATCCCAGAACGAATACTCATTGATCTGCGGGGTGGTATTACCACCAGCTTGAGCAGCGGCATTGCCGCCTGGGGCGTAATGGAAGCCGCCAATCTTGCGAGCATTAGCAGTGGGAGGTGAGGTGTGATTGGATGTTGCTTCCAATGTACCGTCAGTTTTAGCCCAGATAGCATAGTCAGTGCCAGTTGTTGCAGAACCTGGCATCGTGACTGCTGTTGACGAGGCAATGGTTTTGACAACGCCATTAACTTCTACATACAACGTGGTTGCTGTTGAAACAGTGAAATTACCTGTCTTTGTCCAAGCAACAATTGTCGGATCGGCTTTGCGAAATAGACCATAGCCTGATTCCTGCAACGCCAAAGGAAACCCGCCAGCCTTGCTGCCGTTGTGTACGACGACGGTATTTTTGTCGGTATCGACAGTTAATTCTTTTGCAAGACCAGTAAAAGATGAATGCGCAGCAGTCGTGCCGCCGCGACGTTGAATAGCAGTGCTCATGTTAAATCTCCAAAATTAGAAAGGCCAAGATTTGCGCGTGCAGTTGCGGCATCATCAAGATCAGATAGATTGTTTGCAACCGCAAGAAAACCGGCTGTTGGGATGTACGCAACAACCCAGTCAGTGCTTGTATAGACGTTCATTTCATCAAGCGCTGTGTTGAAATATAAATCACCAAGTTGCAGCGGATTGCCATTGTTACGCAGCGATGGTGCGGTTGCTTTTGGCCCTTGATATACATCGGCAAAATTAGTGATGTCTGCCACATTATTAGCCGCAATTACAATATCGGAGTCAATCGCAGCAACGGCCGTAACATCTACATCGATTGCCGCAACGTCGGTTACATCAGAAGAGATGCCGGCGACAGTCGTTACGTTGCCGCTGATTCCGGCAACCGTAGTAACTTCAGAATCAATGCCGGCAACCGTATTCACGTTGCTTGAAATGCCGGCAACTGTGACGACTTCAGAATCAATTCCCGCAACGGTTTGAATGTCGTTGCGAACTGCATATACCGCACCAATAGCACCTGTTGGTGTTGCTGGGTTAGTTGCCGGAGAGAGATCGCCATAATCAACAACGATTGGGGAGCCTGTTAAATCTGCGCCTACAGATTGAACTGGTGTAATGTTGTCTGCAACAACAGTCACGTCAGCGCTAATTCCTGCAACGGTCGTGACGTTTGCACTGATACCGGCAACAGTCGTCACGTTTGCGGCAATTCCTGCTACCGTGTTGACGTTAGCGATTGCACCACCCACTGTATTGACGTTTGCAATGTCAGTGGCCACGGTGTTGATTTCAGACACAGGCTCAAGCAAATCAGCGCCAACCGCGTTGACGTTGGTAATGTTTGCAGCCGTTGCGTTGACGTTTGCAATTGCGCCAGCCACCGTGTTCACATCGGCAATATCATCGGCAACGATGGTCACGTTTGCGTCGTTGTCGGCAACGGTATTCACGTCGGCAATGTTTAGTCCAACAGTGTTTACGTTGTCAATGTTCACCGCTACGGTGTTGATCTCTGACGTCGGTTCATTCAGATCAGACGCCACAGTATTCACGTTGGCAATGCTGCCGGCCACAGTGGTCACGTTGCTGGACACGCCGGCAACAGTGTTCACGTTGGTGATGTTGGTCGCAACAGTGTTGACATTCGTGATGTCATCGGCAACCGTGTTGACGTCGTCAATGTTGTTGGCAACTGTATCCAGGTTGTCGGCGCTGTCTGCGATTCGCACGATGTCTGCCACCAAAGCGTCAGCATCTTCTGCGCTGGTGATTGGCAGCAGGGCCGCACGGTCAAGACCTTCTTGAAGCTGCTGGATCTGGATCGTTGCGCGGTCAAGCGCGTCGTTGATGACGTCGGGGTAAAAGCCGCCCTGGTTTGTCAGATCTGTGGGTTGAAGGTTTTCAACGTCAGACGTAATCACCAGGTTGAAGCCGGTGGCCAAAGCGCCTGCAACAAGCGTGATGCTGCCGCCAGGGTTGCTGTCCTGATCCTGATTGAGGCTAACTGTGTAATCGGTCGTAAGGGCCAGCGTCGTTTCAACATTGGTCGAGACGTTCAGGCGCACAACCTCTACGTCGGACGCTTGAAATACTTTGAACGCGAAGGGAAAAACCGACGCGGTGCCGTTGCCAATATACGGGCCAGCCTTACGGGTTGTTGAACTAATCGTCATGGACGGACTCCTGGGAGATTGTGGTTACGTTATGGCTTTCATGTGGGGATACGGGCACCTATTTCTTGTCATGACCCATCACCACAGCAGCCGGATTTTCTGTTTTTCCTTCGACCAAAGCCTTCGTTCCTGTGATGGTTCGATTGATCTGTGCCGACGGTAAACCGGTTACATCGCCAAGCAAGTTGATCGACGCTTTGCGGAACGCATCATCAAATTCAAATTGCGAAGCTTGCTTCAAGAATGTCATTGCATCAGCAACCACACGCAGACCAGCAGGGCCGCTGTAGTCACGCGCTTTGTCGCTGCCGAATAGGATCGTGCCAGCCTGACTGAATTCGCGCAGGATGACCATTGTGCCCATTAGGTACGACAACTCTTCTGCCGCCAATTTCTTGGCCAGCTTTTCCATATCCCAATCGTCGTCACCGCCAGGGGTGAGCGCCTGCTTGAGGATCGTGGTCAGCACGACAGGAACAACGAACAGCATGGCGTAGTCAGCAGCCAGCTTGCCCTTGCTCTTGGCGGTCATGGTTTGCGCGGTGGCCATATTCATCACGGTGTTCATGTAGCTGTAGTACACGGTGAACAGCTTCAGGCCAGCGCCCCCACGTTCGATGCGAGACAAGTCTTTGAGCATACCGCCACCCTGCGAGTCGATCACAGATTGATCGGCCAGCGCGATGGCGCGTTGCTCGTCGTTGCCTTCGCCGATGGCTTTTTCGTACGCGCCCAGCCAGGTAGGCACATCGACCATGCGTTGCATTTTCATCATCATGAAGTACGCGCCCAAGCGAACCTGGCGCATAGCAGCAGACTCGTCTTGCACCATGTTGCGGAGTTCGTTCAACTCGCGGAACTGTGTGCGTGCACGGTTTGCCATGAAGCTCGACTTCTCGTTGACCATCTTCATTGCGTCGCGAGGACTGCTGATGGTTTGCGCGATGCCGCGGCCAATGTACTTGAGGCCCACACGAACGATCGACTGGTTAAAGCCGGTGATCTGTTGCAACGCAGACATGACGTTGAAGCCCAGGCCAGCAGCACTGATGCTTTGGCGCAAGTAGTTCAGCGCGATCTCGCCTTCGTTTTGTACAGCACGCTCACCGGCCGCAACGTCTTCGATCCAGGTCTTCAATTGCTGCTTGAATTCTGGGCCGTATTGCGTACGGATGGCCTTGTCGATTGAGGTCGAGCGCATGAGCTTGTTGGCATCGATGAGCCACTCATGCCAGGCAAGGTCGTGAATGACATCGTTGATGCCAGAGTACATACCGGCCAACGTGTACAACAGCGGACGGCCTTCGACCTTCTCAACGCGAGACTTGGTAAAGCTGCGGCGAGTTGTGGCGCTGGTGAACGCACCTTGTAGCTGGCGCTTGGCTGCTTCTTTCTCGTCGTTGCTTTCTGCCTGGATGGTTGCCTGCGGATCGTATTTGATCGGGTAGTAACCACCACGCAATTCCAATTCTTCGCCGTTTTCGACCTTGACGGTCAACGGCTTGGCCTCAATCCACTTCGGCTCTTTGCCATAGATGCGGCGCTCTTTCTCTGCGATCTGTGGGCGATAGCTCTCGAAGTAATCCCAGACTTGCTGGATGGCTGTCCACTCTGCGCGGGTAAGCGAATCAAGCACTGGCTGGATCTGCTCCATCGTCCAGCCTTCACCACCCAGCAGGCGCTGAATGTTGCCCTCGTTACCCATGTTGGCAGCGATGGCCAGGCGAGCTTCACGGTTCAAGCTGCGATTGATGGTCGGGAAATAAATGCCCTTGCCACCCATCTTGCCCATCTTAAAGATTGGAGCGAACACCTTGGTGAGGTACTCGGTTGCCTGGGCACGCATCTCGGTTTCTTTGTCGCCACGCTCGTTGGCAGTGCGTACAAAGTATTCCCACATCGGGCCACCGTCTTTGCCGCCATCAAGGATGCGAGCAACGGTTGCGGCTTTGATGTGCGACGCCCAGAATCGCTTGAGGCTTTGCATCTTGCGACCCATCTCTGTGGTCGGGGTGCGAGTCTCTGCGGTGCGGCCGTTTGCATTTGCATCGATGCTGGCCACAATCTCATCGCGTGCCTGTTGGTACGCAACTTCGCGAGCGGCCGTGAGCATGTTCTGCTCGGTGCGTCCCATGTGCTCGATCTGCTTCACAGCATCGACCAGGTCACGGAACTCATCGACGGTCATGTTTTTGTAGTTCTTGCGGAAGCCTTCATTCTGCAAGGTCAGCGGGATCTCTGGCTGGTAGCCAGCGTCTTCCTGCGACTTCATCCATTCCATCAAGCTCGTTTGTGCATCAAGCGATTTCAGGCTGCGATTGTTCAGGTCAAAGCGCGACAGCAATTGATCGATCTGGTCGGAGTAGTCCGCGCCCACGCGCTTGCGTGATGCATCGGTCTGCACCTTCTTGAGATAGCGCAAGCCCTTTTCAATTTCTTGCGTAGCCTTGGCGGCCTCTGCGGTCAATTGATTGTTGAGCAGGCGGTTCTGCAATTGCTTGGTGACCTCTTCCGGCTTGCCTTCCTTCATGGCCTTTTCAGCAGCGCGTGTGGCGCGTGTCTCTGCTGCGCTGTATTCGCTTGCCTTGGTGTCACGCACAAGCTTGCCGCCAACGATGCGACGTGCGGCCATGCGTGCAGCCTGGATCATCACGCGCACCGGCTGGGTAGCCTTTGCAGCGTGGCGCAATTCAGCAGCCACAAAGCGGGCACGGGCCTCGTTGTGCAATGCACGCTCGACAGCCAACTCCATGCTGCGCGGGTTCGACATGTCGCCGTGTTCCTCGAGCATGCGCTGGTCGGTCTTTTCGTCCACAGCTTCTTTGAGCGACTTGGCATCGAGTAAAGCACGAACAAGCTGGTCACCAGATTGGAAGCCAACACGCTCGGCCAAGATGTCTGGATGCATACCGTCTTCAGACAGCATGCCGTACTTGCCATAGCCCAGGCTGCTCCAGTCGAGTAGCGCGTACTTGTCGCCCTCGCCCATGTACAACTCTTCCATGCCAGCGATCGAGAGCTTGGTGTTCTCTTCAACCTTGGCCACAGACCCGTCGGCCAGGATCTCTTCGCCAAACTTGATCAAGCGCAGGGCGCGATAAATCGGCTGCGACTCAATCTCTTTGGCCACTTGCTGGCGCACTTCTTTGCGTAGCTCCGCAACCTCTTTCTGCATCTCTTTGAAGATGCGGCTCTTGGCGTTAGACAGCCAGCGCATTTGACGCACAGACGCAGCGGTCAGGTCGGTGATTGATTGGTCTTGCGCTTCTTTCATGAGCGCCTGGTATGCGGCCCAGGTTGCATCGTCCATGCCGGAAGTTGCCTGGTCTTGATACAGCGGCGTCATGTTGCGAACAGTCTCGGCCTGCATGATCTGGTCTTCACTGGCCAGCATGCGATCCATCACCTGGCGCACTTCGCCGGTAAGGATTGGCAAGTCTTCCCCGTGCTCTTCACGGTAGATGACATTCAACTCATCACGGATCGATTTGTACACACGGCGCAGCCAGGCAGCAAACTGATCAAAGATCGTCTGCATCTTGACGCTTGGCGCGTTGCCGGTGGCGATGTAGATTTCGCTGTTGTACGCGAAAGCCTCATGCACCTTACGCATGCCGTCGTTCATCTTGCCGGTTTCGTTGAACTCGCGAGTCCACTTGGCCCAGTCTTCAGGCGTGACTTTGTTCCACTCAAGAACGGCGTTCAAATCGTCCTTGAATTGCTGCGGCGCGTTTGGCATGTCGGCCAATTGCGTGAGCATGTTCAGGTAGAAGTGAGTCGTCTCATGCAGGAATGTCGAATAGTCTGATTCCTTGGTGAGGATCGTCGTCGATGTCTTTGGATCAAAGCCACCACGCATCGGCTGGCGCAGAATGCCAGCGTTTGCAGACGGGAAGAATTGAGCGATTGCGTCGGCGTCTTGCTCGTCAAAAATGAGCGTGCCGTTCTTCATTCGCACAGTTGGCGCGGCCGCTTCAATTGCAGCCTTCTCGGCCTCGAACTTGCGGATCTCCGCGGACATCAGCGAATACTTGCGCTCGGTGCTTGGAGGCGGCACATATGCGCCAGCGCCAGCCATCGAGTGCGTGCCTTTTTGCTCGACTTCAACAGCGTGATTGCCAAGCAATACAGCGACGCCCTGCTTGCCCTGTGCACCAGGCACATAAACGCCGTCAAAGCCAGCTTCGATGATTGCAGATTCAACAGAGTTGAACCACAGGCCGCGTGCGTCTACACCTTCAGCCGCAGCCATAGAACGCAGGCCGAGCGGGTCGGCACTGACGTCGTACAGATTTTCAAGAATTACGCCGTGGACTGATTGTCCGACTCCGGCTTCTGGACGGACTCCGCTTCCTTCGTCAACGTAGAAGTGAATTCGCTGGCCAATTCGGGAATCTCCGCTGGCGGCAAGACGGCCGGATTCTGCCCCCTTGAGGCCAGTGCCGTAGTAACCGCCTGCAAGACTGGTTCTAGGTTGCTTGGAATAATGGATTCCGGTGACGCTGACTGCTCCGTCTCGGGCGACTCCGTACCGTTTTGTAATTCCGAGATCCGCTGCTCGTAGAGTTTCGCCGCCGCTTGTTCCTCCGGCTCCACGGCCAGATTGCGCGAGGACGTCACCGCCAGGTTGAACTCCTCCCTGTCCTGCGCCCTGCTCTGCTGATTCTCTAGCCCAGCGATCTGCGTTTTCAACCCCTTGAGAAATGGACTCTCCGGCCCACCCTTGGCTTCTAGCCTGGCTGCGCTTTCCTTCAATAGTTTGAGTTGTGATGGCATTTATTTTCTCCTGATACTGGTTTTTGAATGCCACCTCTGTTTCGTACCAGAACTGGCCAGCAAACGACACGCCCTCAACCTTTTTGGAAACTTCATCTGCAAGGTCGGTGAGCGCAGTTGCTTGCTCCTTCATTTTCGTTGATATTTCGTCAACAGTCAAGCCCGCCCAGTTTGTGTCGTCCAGACCATAACGGGCATTCATTTCAGGCACAAATTGGAAACGCACACCAACAGCCGCAGGCATGCCGCCGGCCATAGCTTCTGGGTTGCGCTTGCCGTCAACGATCACGGTGTAAAACTCGATGCCTTGCTTGGCCAAGTCGTCCAGGATTGGCTGCACTTTGTCGATCGCACCAGACTCGCGGAAGTAGATCTCCACGCCTGGGCGGTGACGCTGTAGGTCAACTTGCTCGTCGTGGCGCAGTACGCGTGACAGGAACGTGCTGTCCTGGTCTGCGGCCTGGGCTGCTTGCAGCATCTTGAGCCACATTGGGTTTGGATCAAAGCCGGCACGGGTTACCACCTCGAGGTCAAGGCTGCGCTCTGGTGAGCCGTAGCGGCCTTCGGTCGATAGCACCTTGCTGCCCAATACGGTAGCGCCGTCGTCAGCTTCGTAGATCGATGTCTTGATGTCTTCGCCCAGGCGAGCCATGTCGGCATCCGTAGGCACATAGTCGATGCCCTGGGTATCTGCCGCCTGCTGGATCGATAGACCGCCCTGGAAGCGATCAACGGACTGGGTTAAGGTGTTGAGTTCAGCCAGGGCTGCTTCGCGCCTCTGAAGCACCGTCTCGGGCGTTGGCGCGTCAAGGATGCGCTTCTGGCGACCCAGCGCCTTGTCCAATTCCTTGATCTGCTTTGTAAGCTCGGTGACAGTTTTCTTTTGGCCTTCTTTCTTGGCAGCGTCACGGGCCACGCGCAAGTTGGCACGCTCTTCAGTGATCCGAGTTGTCTCGGCCTGGGCGTCTTCCTTCTGCTGCTCGGTTGCGCTGGCGCTCGAGTCGGCAATCTTGCGAAGCTCACGGATGCGAGCCTGGTCACGTTGGCCAGTCAGGTCGGCTTCGTATTCAAACGAGCCACCTTCGCCGGCTGCTGTCGTCCAGTTGTTCTTCGTCCAGACTTCTTTCTCCAAGAACCACACGATGGCTTGAAGGTCGTCGTCATTCACGTTGGCCAGGAGCTTGTCCTGCTTCATCGTTGGGTCGTTGCGGATGTCCTTCACGGCCTTGTTGAACACGTCTTGGCCAAAGCCAAACGTCAACGTGGTTTCACCAGTGGACAACATCTTGCCGGACACACTGCCCTCGGCCATGCTTGGAATGCGAAGCTTGCCAGCCAGGCGCTGTAACAGGCGAGCAGCCCACACGTCGATGGTTGCACGCTCGCGGAAACCGATCAGGTTGCCAGAGAAGTTGAGTGCCTTCGGCGCAGTGCCACCGATACCAATGTCGGCATTCGGATCACGCACAACACGCCACAAGTCGAGCATGGCACGCACAGCATTCTTGCCGTTGAAGCCATACTTTGCACCGGTTTCTTTGTGCGGCATGAGGTCATCAGGCAGCTTGCGAAGCTCGGCCACTTGCTCATAGCGCGATTTGTATTCAGGCGATTCTTTGATGGCTTTCTTGCTCAAGCCCATATCGACTTGACTGCCAAACCATGCGGCGAATTCTGTCTCGGCAGCGTCTAGCTTGTTCGACCATTCAACCCACTTGGGCATCATCTCGTCAAAGTCACCGCGGCTTGCGCGACGGAGAATGTCTACAGCGCTTTCCCAGTTGCCGCGCACCGGAGTGTTTGGCGAAGTAGCTCCCAATAGATCAGCGAACAAGTCACCCAGGCCACCAAACTCTTGGCGCAAGCGTGAGCGCATCTCTTTGTACCAGCCTGCCTGGCGAATGATGTTTGCAGCATTCTTGTCTCCAGCTTGTGCACGGTCGAATACACCACGCACTTCGTCACGAATGCGCTTGGCAATCGCGCTGGTGCGCTTGTCCCATTCCTTGCTGCCCTTCTTCAAAGTCTTGCCGTCGGCATCTTCGTCGAAGCCATAAGGGATTGCTTTGTACTTGAGTTCGTAGCCGCCGTTGTCGTCAACGGTAACGCCCGTGAACTCGAGCGGTGCCCAACCGTCTTTGGTTGGGTGTGCCAGCTTGTGCTCACGCACCTGGCGCTCGATCTCAACCTTGGACACCTTGGCGTCTTTGGCCGCCTTGTCAATTGCCTTGCGCTCTGCATCAGTGAATCGTGCAGCTTGGCCAGTCAAACGCGCTTGTCGCTCAACAAGCAGCGCGTGCTGTGCAACGTCGCCGCGCTTCATCTGTTGACCCTGGCGCAACAAGTCTGCCTGGTCGCTCCATGTGCCGTCGTTGAACTTGGACTTGACCGCGGCCGGATCGAACACGACGATTTCTTTGGCGTCCGGTGCGACCTGGTAGATCACGCCGTCATAGCCCTGGGCCTGCAAGTCAGCAGTGAATTGATCAGCAGCCTCACGGCCGCCAGCTTTCACGCGGGCCTTGTCTTCAGCGCTTGCGTAGTACGGATTCTCGAGACGCGCAAACAGCGGCATGACGTTTTCGCCTGCTTCGCCTGTGCGCTTCTTTTGCATGGCGTACAACTCGGCCATGTCGGTGCTGTCGGTCAGGTACACACCCGTACCAAGCCAACCGCTATCTTTGCGGTTCGGATGGTCAACGTCGAATTGTGTTACGTCGTCCGCTGTTCCGTGATACAGCAGAACGGGTGCGCCCTGATCGGTCTTGAACACTGAATTGCGGTAGAAGCTTTTGAATGCGTCAGAGTCAGGCAGCACTTCGCCAGCCTGATTGAATAGCTGCACATCAGGCGCGGGCACGTTCGACGTGATGCGATACGGAATCATGTTATACAACTCTTGCGGAGTGACATTCATTGCGGCCGCTTTGGTCACATAGATGTCGCGCACATAGGTTGCAAAGTTGCGTGATGCCGCGTCTGTATATACACCGGTCGACTTGAGTTGATCGAACATCGTCGTCTCAACTTGCTTGGCCGCGTCAATGAAGCTTTGGTCAAATTCTTTTTGCTTCATCAGTTGTTCGGCAGTGGCCTGCAATTCTTCTGATTTCTTGTCGATAAACTCGCGGGCTTCTTTGCGAGTCATTGTCTCGCCTTCAGCGCGTAAGTTGTCGATCAGCGCATCACCCAGTGGGGTCGGTGCGATCTTTGTCATGTAGTCAGAGATTGAGATCTCAACGTCGCGGCCAAGCTTTGCAGCAGATTCAACCTGGGCAGCAAGCTCTGGTGACACTTCGGCCAGTTGCTTCTCAAGGCCGGATTGGCGCAGCACTTCAGCGTTGATGTACACGTTCTGAATTGGGCTGTCTTCAGACACCTGGTCAATCCATTCTTTGAATGTGTCAGCGTCACGCGTGCGAACCTTGTTGGCAGCAGACAGTTTGTTCATGTTTTCCATGACGTCGGCCACAGCGGCCGCACGTTCTGCTGATGCGCTCTTCTCGCCGAACACATTTGACACGCTCTCAACACCTTTGATCAAAGTCGTCTGGCCACCAACGCTTACGATGGTTGAGATCAGCGTTTGTGCTGCTGCGCCTGGGCGCTCTTCAATGTAAGACTTGAACGGCTTCTCTGGATTGAGAACGGCCCATTCGTTGAGGTCTTGCAAAATTGTTGCAGCTTGTTCGCCAGGGATCTCGAGAGCCATCTGATTGATGATGGTCTTGTAAAAAGGTGATCCGGCTTTTAAATCGCCGACTAATTTACCAAGAGGAATTTTTTCGGTTGCATATTCAATGGCCGCTTGTGAAGTACCGTAAACAGTAGCTTGTGCAGGCGTTAAACCTTTTTCACGGGCCTTGCCGTATTCCTCACCAAACACGGGCGCAACCATTGCGGCCATGTATGCCTTCTGACCATTGGGGCCGGCAAACAATAGCGGGATGTTGAGCGTGTTGCGTACCAATGAAACAGACCCGCCAACAATTCCTTTGCCAACTGTTGTGTCGGCTTTTGGAATAGCAGCTTGAGCCTCTTTGTTGATGCCGGATTGATACTCTTCCAAAAACTTGGTAACCGGTGTAAATGGACGCTCTGGCAGGATGTAGCCAGCGCCTTCGTTTAGCAATTCAATTGGCGCTCGAACAACGCCAACAAGACCAGCACTAGCAGACAATGCGCCGCCTTTGATGACGCCGCCAGCCGCACTGAAAAAGTTTTTAACCTGGCCGAATGCGCCTTCGGTTGCTTTGAAGTTGTCGATGTCATCGCTGGCCAGCTTTGCCTTATCAGGGTCAGCCAGGAACTTGGATGTCTGTGGGTTCTTGTCGATCAGTTCATTGACGTTGGTCTTGTTCAGCAACTGGGTTGCCTTG